AGTTTCATTTAAATAAGAATATGCAGTAGCATGAATAGTTTCTTGACTACCAAAAATCATTGCCATTTGTTTGATCTCATGTTTTGGAAACCAATGAGTAACCATTGTAGTCCAATAGTCACTAACCGCACATTCAGTTTGAGCAAAGCCTAAAAGAATATTACCTACAAGATTTCTCTCATGTGGCATTAAGTTTTCTTTCCAATCCTTTATATCACTTTGCATTGGAATTTCAGTATGTAGCCAAAATGCTTGTGCCTGTGGAAGCCAACCTTCTGTATAATATTCAGGATATTCAAATGGTTTGTATTCTATTCTTTCTTTAAAAATGCTCATATTTAATTTAATTTTTTTAAAAATTTTACACTACTCGGTTATTATAGTTAATAACCTATTAAAAACAAAAAATGGCCAATTTTGACCATTTGTTTAAGTTATTCTTTAGATAATCTATATATCTCGAATAACTTAAAAGTTGGCTAATTTAGCTGACTAATTTTTTTTCGAATTAGTCTTGCCTTTTCAAAATACTCAAAGGATTTTGCCTTATATTCTTTACGTTGGCTATACAAGTCCGTGAGGATTCTTTTCAAGACAGAATCTTCAGTTGTGTAGACTGCGCCGTTTTCACAAACAATATAATCTTTATTTTTTCTTTTTTCTTCTATTTCATGTTTTTCAACAGTTTCAACAAAAGAATCAGGAGAAATATTAAATTGTCGCATAATTGAAGGGTATAGAGAAGCAAAGTCAAATGCACTTACTCCGCTATAAAAACCTACAATTGGTTCTTTAACAAAAGCACCTGCATAACTACCATCTTTTCTATTGTCATCTCTTCTTTCAGTTGCAATAATTTTATTTTGTTCTTTTAATTTTCTTGCCATTAATGCCTCAGTCATGGCAACTGGACTTGCTGCTTTATAAAGTGGCATTTGTGTAATATTTGCAAGAGTTAAAAGAACATCCATTGCTTTAATCTTCTGATCTATATAATATACCAAACATGAATCGACAATGTTATAATAAATATATTTTCTAAAATCTTTTTCATACAATTCTTGTAGACCGCCATTGTATTTAATCTTTTTAAGACCTACAATTTGACCTGAAACATAATCAAGAGTATTTGATTCTTTAACCTTTACGGAACGATCATACTTATCATACAATTGCATATAATCAAGTATTCCCATATGAAGTGGTCTGCCATCCATTCTATCAACTGCACCTGTTTTTGCAGATTCACTAATATCAATTTGTAGTCTCTTACATCGGTTAACAATATATTGCCAATCATAATTAATAAAGTTCCAACCTGTCATCATTGGAAACTTAGGCATAAACTTATGAATAAAGTTATAAACCATATCATATTCATTCTTAAACTTATAATATGATAGACTCCAATCACTATCCAATGATTTAAAATATTTGTTAGTATCATCTTGCATACCTGTCATATCATCCAAATCTTTTAAGCCTAAAACTATAGCCTTTCTTTCTGGTGTAATGATAGAGAATGACAGGATACGTGTCTTAGCCTCTTCTGGTTTAGGGAAGCCATCTACAATCTCTGTTTCAATATCTACGAAATATGTTCTTGGTTTATTATATGCAAGAATCTCATCTCTATCTGCTTTAGGTAGTTGATCGATAAAATAAATTAGTGAAAACTTATTATATTGTCTTGCATTTGACAATTTTACAGGTCGACCATCCCAATTTTGTGCACTTTCGTGTTTATAACGATCATTATCGTTTGTGACATACCAATTTTGAAATTGACCAACTGGGTATCTTTTAAAGGCTACTTCACCTTCTTTGTTATAATAACTTACAATTACTTCTTTTTCTCGTTGTTCAATATCTAATAGCATTAATATCCTCTTTCTTGTCTGTTAATATTCTCTTTTTGTTTTGCCATATAAAGGTTGACAATATCCTCACTAGTCATTCCGATCGCAAGTGCAAAATTCATATAGAAATGAAGGCCATCGATCCATTCATAAAATAATTCTAACCTATCAGCTTCTGATAAATCTGCAACCGTCATTAATTCTGCTTTTTTATTATCTTGTTTCCAATATTTCCAAGCAGCTGAACCTATTCCATCATTAATACCACCTAAGGCATCAAACATTTCATTAAGCTCATCTGACATTGCATGTTTATTTACCATCCACATTTCTGCAATTTCTTTAAGAGTTAGGTTTTCATAATTTAAACCTAATCTACTTTGCAATTCTCTTTGTTTATTGTAAATCATGCCGAAAGTATCTTTACCTTCTGAGTAGTGGTCTTTAACCTCTAAATCTGCACATTGATTATCTTCGTTTGCCATTTCTTTTGTTCTTTATATTTGTATTAGAATAACGCAGTTTGTTTACTAATTCCAGTGGTAGGTTGTGAACTAATTGAAAGATTTTCTCCAACTGCCTCTACGATTTCTCTAATTCTTGTGTCGAAAACATCTTTTGTCCACATATAACTAAGTACAGTTTCTGAAAGTTGATTCGCATAATCTTCTAATTCAGTATTACTTAAAGATTCTACTTTAACTTTAGGCAGACCTAGTGCCTCTGTGTCTTTTTCACTTGAAAGAAGTACTGACTTTTGAATTGCAGCATAAACCCATCTAATTCTAAACCAACCACTACCTGTATGTGGATATTCAGGACATAAAATACTCCAATACTTTCCACAAGCTTCAAACACATCAGTTTCAGTTTTTAATTGCTTTGCTTCTTTAATACTCTTAGCACCAAAATAATCTACTGGCCATGTTAATTTATTTCTATTTACCCATGGTTTATGATTTACAAGAGAAGCTAACATGTGTTTTCTTTCTTTAATCTGAGAAGTATATGTTGTTGAAATATTCCAATTCTCTAGGACATAAGGTGTAAGATCTATATTATAAATATTTTTACTGCCAATAATATCTCTAACAAGCTGTTTATTACCCCAATCAAATGCCGGTATAATGGCGTCATATTTTGCATCTACCACGTCTTGTATAACCTGTATTGCAATATCTTTATCAAAGTGTTGATTATCAACTCCACCATAAAAGTGTCTCCCGTCACTCCATTTCTTTGCTATAGTCTTTTCATAAGTTTCATTATCTAACATTGATTTGAATGATTTCATAGTACCATCAATTTTCCAATCTTCATGAAAAACTAAAACATTATCACACTCATTAATTGCGTACAATGCATTAAATATTTCACCTGAATAATTGTTAGAACCAAATTGACCAAGACCTACAATAGCAAGTCCATATTCTGAAAGATCATCTCCCCATTTAACTTTCTTACGATCTACTGTGTAACCTTGTTTTCTTAATGAATTACAGATAATACTACTATCATCTATTCTTTTAACTCTTGCTCTTTTCCAAGCGTCATCGTCTGTTTGTTTGGCCGTACAGCCTGTAAATAATATTTTCATTCTTTTTCGTTTAAGTAATTGTCTAATCCTTGAATATATGCAACTGCATCTAGGAGGTTATCTCTTTTATGATTGTAACTTTCTCTTGAAAATTTAAGTGCGATTAAGGCCATGTACATTTCTCTGCCTGTAACTTCTAAGCCAGTCATGCCATTGAAAATAGATGCTGCTCTATCCATACCCTCACTGAAAGGGCCATATTGTCTTTCTTTTTCTTCGCTTCTGTGATTGATAATTTGATCTGCTTCTTCTAGTATACTTTTCATATAGTTATTTTAAAACTTATATACTAAAAAAGGAGATTGTTTCATACAATCTCCTTTAAATTACTAATTAGTTATTAACTTTTTAATGATACCTTCCTAATATTAAACTACAAAAGGTGTTGTTTTAATGTCAAACTTTTTAATGTCATTAACGCTTATCATAATTGATAAATGAGTAGGGGTACTGTAACCATCGTATTGACAAACTACCTTTGCTCCATTTAATGTACCTGTAACATAGTCTGCTCCTGAATCTAATTCATGGTCTTTCTTGTTTTTAATCTTAGCGATTAAATCATTATAAATTTCTGTTAATTCTTTTCCAGAAGGATGATTAGCCCAATGGTCTCCTCCAACTATTTCAACTATTTGGTCTGTTCCAAGAAAGTCTGTTATAAATTTAAAGTTTGCATCTATATCTTCCTCTTCAAAATCACCGGAGGCCATGTCATAATGGATTTGTTTAAATTTTTTAGCCATTTTTTTAAGTTCTACTGGCGTTGT